TTATTCCTCGTCTTTCTTAGTAGTTACTGGCTTTGGTGCTGGTGTGCTAACTTGCCCGATCTTGATCAGGAAGTCTGCATTTTCTTTTTCCCACTCGGACATATTAACTCCAACTCGTAAGGATTGATACGGACATCTCGCAGCTGAGTAAGTCTCCAGACGCAGCGTTAAGAATACTTGGTGCGCTTATTGCGCCTACATTATAGGTCAAGACTGATGCATTGAGTTTAGTAAACACGCCTACTACTGCATCTTCTATTCCATTCAAGTTGCCTTCATTGTCAAACAAAGGCACTGTAATAATAATCTTAAAGTTAGCCATTGGGCTTATTGTGATGTGCTGATTATTATTAGGTGTTAGGTACGGATCATCTGGTGACACAATTACAGAATTAGCCAGGACTGTTGCAGGCGGGAAAGCAAAGACTTGGTATTTAGTGTTATCTACTAGCGCAGTGGCTAAGGTAGTGCGAAGTGTCGTAATCGGTACTGGAGGCATTAGCCCACCATCGATGTAGGCGCAAGTGCATGCGCGATCAATCCTCTTACCTTAGCGAGTAGCTGTGCGCTCATTCGATAAGGTGAGGGCTGGAAATCGACTGCGTTACTGCCTGAAAGGGTGGCTGTACGCGCTTGCCAGATCTCAACAGCGATCATCAAAGCTGCTTGCTGGACTGCCATATCAGTTGTCCAGTCTGTGTAATTTGTTGCTGTTACTAACCCAAAAGGTTGCACAGGATGCTTGGGCTTAATCGCGGCGTGGCTTGTGTTCATGGTGATGGAATCTTCACCAACAGCTGTAAGAACTTTGCTGCCGTTGAATACTGATCCGCATCCTGTAATCGTTACAGTTTGTCCTACAAAAAAAACATCTTCTAATTTTTGATTAAAGTAAAGTGTGCCTTGACCAACAATACTGCTATGAGAAATCACAATCTCTGAGTTAGTCCAGAGCATTGGAAGCAATACTGCATCTGTTGCATCGCAGACTTCTTGAAGCGTGGCATCTGGGTACAGCGTACCGACTCCGAGGGTTGATCGAAGTTCTGCGACTGTAGTTAGTGCCATGATTTCCTTTCGTAAGACTCTAGGGAGTCAGAGGGCTACTGACCCCCTAGAGCGACTTAGTAACCTATTAAGTTAGGTTGAACTTGCGAACGCCCTTACCTGACTTAGCAAGATAAACTGCTAGGTATCCGTAAAGGTTGATCTCAATTTCGCCAGATGTTAATACATTAACGCGAAGTTGTGTTTGTGGTGATTCCCAGACATACACTGATGATGGAGCAACCAAGTATGCTGAATCATCGACTACGCCTGAAGTTGTGATGTTGTGATCAACGATTAAGTCTGTGCCAAGAACATTGCCACGAACAGATGTAGCTACCGCTGTACCTGCCGCGTTGTATGTTGCACCTTGTGCTGAGTACAGGGCTCGTCCAGTGGTATCCGCGTAGCCGGTGATTGCCGCCCATTGGTCAGTCGAGGCAACTAGCTTGTTAGCAAAGTCTCCGCCTGTACCCTTGTAAGCTGCTGCGCCTTCTACTGACACGAATGACTGTAGTCCTGCTGCTGTTGCTGCTGTTGCTGCAGCTGTTGTACCTGAACCAAAAAACTCTGCTAGAAGTGCTGCATCTGTTGCCTTCTCGTATGCCTTGCGGAGTTCAATCATCATTAGTTCCATGAACGCTGGTTGGCTACGATCTACTAGCTCAAAACTCACACGCTGCAAGCCACTGAACTTATTTACATTTATTGTGTCGAAGCTAGAGGTCATTCCAGTTTCTGATGGTGCTGAACCTTCGTTAGTGTCTGCAACTGTTGGTGCAGTATTTGGTGTTGCAGCATTTGTATATAGGCGAGGCACTGTGAAGCTCATACCGTCTGGCAATAGTGCTGAACGTGTCGCTGCTTCAAATGCTGGACGGCCAGTAAATGTATCAGTGATGAATGTGTTTAGGTGTGGTGCAAGTGTAAGACCAGTGTTTGTAGATGTTGAGTCATCTGCTGCGCGAACTACGCGGCGAGCCTCATCATCACCAAGTGCGGCCTTGATGTTTGCTTCTAGGTATTGTGCTGATGTGATTGGTGCAATGCGCTCGCGCACAAATGTAGTCGCAGTAACAACAGGGCGAGCAGCTTCAACTGCTGCTGCCTCTACTGGTGCTGCAACTGTCTCTGGAGTATTCTCCACAGCTGTCTCGCTTTCTGTTGGTTGGATTTCTTCTACTGCTTCTGGATTTTCCTCAGCAGCGACATCGATAACCTGAGCCGACTTAAATGCTGGCTCTGTTACCAAACTTACTTCAAGCAACTTGGCAGCGGATACAAACATCACGTTGCCTTTCTGCTTTGACTTAATTACTTCTACTCCTACAGAAAGACCGGATTGAAGTCCTTCTTCTGCCAGGATAAGAGCTTCTGTGCCACGATTAGATCGTGAAATCTTAAATGATGCATAGATGCCATCTTCTTGCTCGGTAAACTTTGTAGCCTTACCAAGAGGCTGGCGAGCATCGTGCTGGTTAAGTAACTTAACAGTGTTGGCATCTTCTGGAAGTGCTATAGCGCCCTTCTCAAAAACAACCTTACCTGCTGAAGTGTTGCCCACTTCGCCTGTACCGGCTGGGGCGATCTTGCCTGAGATTAACCGTTCTTCTACATTGGCAATTAACCCAGATGAGAATGTGATTACCTGATTCTCCATTATTCGATTCCTTCGCTTCCATTAGGTGTTAAATCTTCCATCTCCATTGCTTGCTCAACTGTGATCAAGCCAAGAGATAGCATCTTCTCAATTACTAGCAAGCGTTCCATTGGTTCTGTTGCCAGGAATGAAGAATCTACATCGAACTTAACTGCGTTACCGCGAGCAGTAATGTCATCCATTGAGAGACGATCTTCTATCGCACATACATAAGGAGCCAGTGATAGAGAATAAAATGATTTTCTTTCGTCAAGCAAATTAGAGTACGTCATACTTTGGTTGGCCTCTGCGCTGACCATGTAAGCCGGAATATTGCAGAGTCTGCTGATTTCAGTCGAAAGGAACTGTTGTGCAGAATCGTACATCATGTCTTTAGGTGAGAATGATGTTGGCTGATATTCAAGAGTAGATGTTAAGTAAGCAGTCGCACGATTTTGTCTTGCGTTCTTCCATGCAGCTAGTAGTCCTGCAACTTCCTTTGGATCAAGATCCGCGCCGTTATTCCGGAGCACTCCAGACGGCATCGGTGTGCTGGCTGCAATTACTGCTGCTTTGCGAAGATCGATTGCTGCTCTAATTGTGTCAGATCCGCGCTCTAAGATACCTTCATCGAATGCTTGGAATGTGACAATAGATCCAAGACCGGACATCGGTACGGCAACAGCATCAATAAAGTATTGAGTAATTTCCATTCCATAAAGGTCAGTGTTAAATGTAACTTTGACATTAGGGATCCACTTAAAGCGAGCAGGTCTTCCATCTTCTGCATATAATTCTGTAACTTGCCAGTAAGCCACGCCGTACATTAGAAGTGAATCAACAGTCCACGCCATTGTTACTGAGCGAGGTTGATTAATTGCTGGCTGATCTACCCAAACTGGATTACCTAATTCTTCGCCTGTAGATGTGCGATATAAATTAAGTGGCAGTCCACCGATTACGCCTTTTAGGAGATTAGTGCATCTAGCTACTGTTGGCACAGACATAGCCTCATTGCGATTAACGCGAGGCATGACATAGTTAAATAGCGAGTTAAGATTCTCGCCCATAATAGTTGGGGCATACTGCGCTGTAAGCGATGTCTTATTAGGAGTGTTTGCTTCTGTTTTGCGGAATAGACCCATAGTCATAAAGTGTAGCATTTGTCAAGTAATTAGACAATCTGCTAGGGCGTGTCTAAGTATATATTTGTGGTTTAGCCACTGGAATCATTAACTTACTGACTACCATTGCCAAGCCAATAGGTGCTGAGATGTCTCCAGCAGACTTGCGTTTAATTATGCGCCACGCGCTGTCATTGACTTTAGCTGCACAGTTATTCATCTGTTGGATTAGTTCTGCTTGCCCATTGTGGACTACGCGAGCATTGACCAAGCCTTCCAATAAATCGCCACAGGCTTTATAGAATTGCTGACCTGAGACATCCTCTGTCATTACTCCAGCGTTAGCCAGGCGATCTGCAATAGTTTGTGTGGCGTACTTGTCAAAGCAGACTAGGCGAGGCTTGTAAATGTCGCACCATGCTTTTATACTAGCTGCCATCTTTAACTCATCAATAGCAACTTGCGAGCTGTAAGTCTCCAAAATCCCGATGCCAATCCTCCCATCTGGGAGTAGCTGTCCTGCGACTAATGATCCGTTCCTGCGTGAAGGACTGACATCGAAACCGAATACAGTATAAGCCCCGACAGCCATTTCCAGTGTGC